GAAAGAAACTGTAAGTGTTGCAGACTCCAAGCCTTTTACAAACTTGTGAGCTGTATCACCCATAGCGGTTACTTCAAGCTCATCATAAGCCTGATTAAGGGTAATGCTTGTTACGTGGTCGCTAAGATCGACAGTTGCAATCTTTAGTCCGACCTTGTTATTTAAGAAAATAGCCATTAACTATTCCTCGTCTTTCTTAGCGGTTGGTTTAGGTGCGCTTGGAGCTGTCTGACCAATCTTGATCAAGAAAGCCTCGCGCTCTTTGTCGTTATCAGCCATTTTTAGCTCCAATCGGATAGTACGCTGATTGATACTTCACCAGATAGCAGATCTCCTGCTGTTCCGGTCAAGACTGCCGGTGCACTAAATGTGCCTATTGAATAAGCGATGCTGGATGCCTCTAGCTTATTTACAATGTTTAGGTAGTAATCCTCAATGTTGATTAGGTTGCCCTGATTATCAAACATAGGTGCTAATACTACCAACTTAAAATTTACTTTTGGTTTAACTGTTTTGTAATGATCATTAGACGGCTCAATGTATGGATCACCGGGCTGCACGACAATAGAGTTAGCAAGGGGAGTGGCAGGTGGGAAGGAAAACACCTGCCACACCGCATTATCAGTTAGCGCAGTCGCGATTGTTCCACGTAGGGTAGAGATTGCTGACATTATCCTACTTGACCGCCCGGGGCTAAGTGATCCGCAAGTAAACCTCTGACACGTGCCATAAGGGTATTACCCATGCGATATGGTGAAGGTTGAAAGTCTGGTGAAATGCCGCCAGCGTTAGAGGCTTGGCGAGCCTGCCAAATGTCTACTGCAATCATGAGCGTTGCTTGATTGACTTCGGGAAGGGTTGCATAATCAATAGCCTGTGTGCCGTAAACGCGACCCCACGGTGCGATTGTGTGATATTCAAGTGTTGTAATTTGATTGTCTACAAACTCTAGCCAACCGCCATTTTTCTTTGTAATGACACTTGAGCCGTTAAAGTGCTGACGCACGTTTTCAACGTTAATAGTGTCACCGACTACAAATTGATCGGCGTTCTCATAAATGTAAATGCGTCCTGTCGTTCCTGTTGCCTCAATGGCATAGACGGACTGCGTGTTAAACCACAACTTGCTTTTAACAATGTTTTCTGCCGCTTGGCAGACTTCTTCTACAACTGCTGAGGTGTATAGAGATTGAATCCCAAGCGCGGAGCGTAGCTCGGCTTCGGTGACGTATGTTGCTGGCATCTCTATCCTCTCTTTATGTTAGCCCCGGCGCAAGGGCTGTGCGCCGGGGTAACTCTACTACTAGGCTAACTACGCCTTGTTGAAACGGAATGCACCCTTTGGCTTCTTGGTTGCGAGCGCGCCGTATCCGTAAAGTCCGATTTCGACCTTACCTGATCCGACAGTCTCAGCGCGAAGCTGCAAGCGTGGTGATTCGTACCATGTGAACGCATCGCGTGATACAACCATCAGAGTTGCATCGCCATCGCCGGACTGTGTGTAATCTACGAATAGATCGAGTCCAAGAACGTTTCCACGGATTGCGCCTACGCCGACTGAACCGCCTGCGTTTTGTGGCTGGATTGCATTGAGGATTGGACGATTTGAAGAATCTACCAAGCCAATGAGATTTGACCATTGTGTAGGTGATGCAATCAAACCTGTTGCGAAATCAAAGGTGTTCGCATAAATGTCGGCTGCTGCACGTGCAACGTAGCCGCTTAATTCTGCGCCATCCCAAGGCAAGGTGATTGTTGTTGCATCAACAGTTGCGACTGATGCGATTGTGTCGAACGCATAAGCGTTAGTTGCCTTAGCGTAAGAATCCTGCATAAGGGCTGTCAATTCCGCAAAGAATTGTGGGCTTGTGCGATCCAAGACCTCGACAGAGAACTTCTGCATTCCTGCAAACTTCTTAACATCTACATCAAGGTATTCGATTTCTACCTGAGTATCTGAGAATGCTCCACCTTCGTTTACCTGTGCAACAGTTGGCGCAGTCTTCACGCGTGGGATCTGGAACTTCATACCTGCATCTGGAAGAACGCCGCCTGAAATCGCATCGATTGTTGGGCGAACGCCTGTGGACTTAGGATTAATAACTTCGGTTAGCTGACGTGTTGGTACAAGACCGGGTACGTCTGTGGTTGTATCTGTATCTGATGCAGCAGCAATCCATTGACGAGCTTCTTCAGATCCGAGAGCCGCACGAACGGTGTTCTCGACGTAGAGAGCTGGTGTTACTTGGATGCGTGGCTTTGCATAGATTGGTGCGCTTACAGTTGGGCGAGCAGCTTCTACCGCAGGGGTTTCTACCACTTGCTCAACGGTTGCGGTGTCTGGAGTATTCTCCACGACTGCCTCGCTTTCGTTTTGGGTTGGGTTTTCTTCTGCCGCTTCTTCTTCTGAAGCTGCAACGCTCAAGACTTCAGCACTCTTAAATGCAGCAGCTTGAACAAGACTTGTTTCAGCCATACGGCTAGACAACACACGGTAAACATCTTTATCGCGTTTACCATCAAGAACTTCAACACCTACAGACAAACCGCTACGTAGTTGTTCTGATGCTTCGATAAGCGCATCGTTTCCACGAGTTGTGTTAGAAATCTTGAAGGTTGCATAAATGCCATCTTCATCTTCACGGTATGAAACCATCCGACCGATTGGCTTTTTAGCATCATGCTCTAGAAGCAATTTAGGCTTTGGGCTATCAGGAATCTGGATAGAGCCTTTTTCAAATATAACTTTGCCGGCTGAGGTCTGTCCGACTTCGCCGCCAAATGGAACAATCTTGCCTGAAATTGTGCGCTCACTAATTGAGCATTCAACATCACTACTGAAGGTCAGGTGCATCATTATTTCCGTTCGGAGATAGGTTTTCCATTTCCATAGCATCTTCAATGGAAATTAGACCGAGTGTTAGCATTTTTTCAATGACGGCTAGACGCTCAAGCGCATTTACAGCTAGGAACGCATCCTCGACATTGAACTTAACTATGTTCCCTCGTGCCGTAATATCGTCCATAGACAAGCGATCCTGAATGGCGTGAACGTATGGCGCGAGGGAAAGAGAAACAAACTGACGGCGTTCGTCTTGAACATTTGCATAAGTCATGCTGTTGTTCATGTCTGCCGAAATGTAATACGCAGGCACATTCATCATTCTTGCAATCTGAGTAGAGGTTGATTGCACCGCGTCCACAAACATCATGTCGCGAGGTGAGAACGCTGTAGGCTGATAATCTAAAGTGCTAGTCAAATAAGCTGTGCTGCGGCGTTCACGCGCTGATTTCCATGCAGCGAGAATTGCTTGCACTTCTTCTTGCGATAAGTCTGCGCCAGTATTCTTTAGAACACCTGAAGGCATTGGAGTAGCTGATGCAACTCGCATAGCGGTTTCTAAATCAATAGCAGAACGCAAAGTACGTGCGCCACGTTGTAGCACACCTTCATCTAAACCTTGAAACGTAACAAGCGATCCTAAACCTGACATTGGAGCAGGTGTGCCATCGATTGTGTATTGTGTAATGAAATTGGTGTTTCCGTCTGTCGTGTACGAAACGCGACCCGGTGCTACCCATTCAAATCGTGCTGGTCTGCCATCATCAAAATAGACTTCAGTTACGCGCCAATATGCAACGCCGAAAAACAATAATGAGTCTACTGTCCACGCAATAGTTGTGCTGAGTGGCTGACTGATAGACGGTTGCTCTAGCCATAATGGCTTGCCTAGTTTTTCGCCAGTAGATTTTTTGTAAAGCTCTAGTGGAAATGTTGCGATAGTGCCAGCAATTAAATTGCGGCATCGAGCGACTGAAGGCACAGACATAGCCTCATCGCGAGCTACAGCAGTTAGAACTGTAGGCAGATAATAATTGAATGAATCAGTCATTAATTGAGGCGCGGCTTGCGCTTCAATAGTGACTGGCTTACGCGAGAATAGACCCATCCCCTAAAGGATACCACACAAAGTGGACAATTAGGACATAATTGCAGGTTTTGATTGTGGTTTCAGTAATTGGTGTGTCACCATCGCTAAACAGATAGCAGCCGAAACATCGCCAGCCGATTTACGCCGAACAATGCGCCAGCCTGCGTCAGTTTCCTTAGCAGCGCAGTTATTCATAGAATCTACAAGCGATTGCTGACCGTTATGAGTCAGACGGTTATTAACTATGGCATCTAGCAGATCAGAACAAGCTTGATAAAACACCTGCCCAGACATGTCCTGCATTTTGTACCCAGTCTGCGCTAAACGCTCTGCCACGCTCATAGTTGTATATTTATCAAAGCAAATCGTTCTCGGTTTGTATTCTTTAGCCCAGTTAGCGATTTCGGCAGCCATCTTTAGCTCATCAATAGCCACATGCGACTCAAATTGCGCCACAACGCCTACGCCTACCTTGCCATCGTCCATAAGTTGCCCTGCAACTAGGCTAGCCTGCTTTTTGGTTACTGAAATGTCCATAGCAAAGACTGTAAGCCTTCCGGGCTCTAGTTTGAGATCTTGAACCGTCAAATCTTCAAATGCTCGATAAGGCCACGGCGATTTTAGCGCGCTTACCCATTGGCACAAGGTTTCTGTGCGGCTAGCCTCTACGCTTGAGGTCGCAATAGCTTCAGCGATAGTTTCTTCATCTACCAAATACCCCAAAGCTGGATTTGCTTGATACCACGCTTCCTTATCGGTTATCTTGCTAAAGTCATCGGCTGAATACTCCCAGTAACCTAAAGTCTTCGGTGGGTAACTCAAAGCGCGTGTACGTAAATCGTTCAGTACGTGACTAAAGGCATCGCCAGCGTTACTTGTGAGAAATATCTGACTATTGGGCTTGGCACGTGTAATTGGCTTTGCCGCAGTCCAAGCCTCATCGCTAATTTCACGCAACTCATCTACGAAAAGCAAATCCGCGGTCTTACCACGGCTTCCATCTCTTGTTGCCGCGACTATCTCGTATCTTGCTCCCGATAAAAGCTCAATCGATTCCTGACCATTAGCCACGCGGATTTGCTTAACTTGCGTTAGTAGTGATTCGTTGCCCTCGATAACGTCACACACCTTGCGAAAGGTATCTAACGCCATTCCCCTATTCGAGGACATCGCTACTATAGACCTTTCTCCAAAAAGGAACAAACCAGCAAGAATGCGGATACGAGCTAAGTGAGTTTTGCCATTCTGACGTGCAATCAGCAATAAATTGGTTTTGCGGATCCATTTATTGTTTTTATCTACCTTCAGCATGTCTGTTAGCACATGCTCTTGCCACGGCAGCAACTTCATAGGCTCGCCATTGTCTTTGAGCCCTTCCATCCACTTTAAGACTTCATCTATGCGGCTTTTGCCTTTGATTGGCGCATTACTTAGACGTGGCTTTGTGCTGCCCTTACGAGTAGCCATTGTCAATTAGCCCCCGACTGCTCTGGACTGGTAAAGGGTGAATCGGTCTGAATCTTAATAATAGTTTGTCCGTTTTGTCTGGATTTGTCCGGACTTGTCTGAATCGGGGAGATTTGGAACGA